CGCCAACGTAACCACGTCCAACGGGTTTGAGCTGCACAAGAACACGCACATCACCATTCACATCCCTGAGAGGGTGCAGTTGTATGCTGTCGCAGACAATGCTGGCGCCGTGGTCAGCGTCCTACAAATCGGAGGTATCTAATGTCGTATGCCAGCCTCTCGGAGTTCAAACAGGCCATCGGGGTGGGAACTGCCGATACTCAAGACGACGCCGCGCTCCAGTCGGTGCTCGATGCAACCGACGCACTGATTGACCTCTACACCGACCGCAAGCAAGGCTTCGGCACCGCGACGGAGACGCGCTACTACACGGCAGAGGAATACAAGTACGTGCTCGTGGATGACCTTGTGAGCATCTCATCACTTACGACCGATGACGATGGCAACGGAACCTACGAGACCACGTGGACCGTAAACACCGACTACAACCTCGCACCCGGCAACGCCGCACTTGACGGCTGGCCCTACAACGAGATTGACGTGTCGGTCACGTGGCCGCGCAACTTCCCACGCGACGTCTATCGCGGCGTCAAGGTGGTCGGCGTCTTCGGATGGCCCGCAGTGCCGAGCGCAGTCAAGCAAGCCGCAATCATTCAGGCTGGCGCAGTCTGGTCGAGCCGCACCTCGCCGTTCGGCGTGATCGGCAGCCAAGACCTCGGCGGAATCCTGCGACAGACACGTGCACTGCATCCTGAAGCGCAGGTCTTGCTGGAGGCGTACCGCAGGCGCGAAGGTCTGGCTCGGTGAGCTTCAACGACGCGACAATCATTGCAGGACTTGCCGCGCACCTGACGGCAATCTCCAAGCCAGCCGGCTATACGCTCCGCACCGTCCACGCATTCCCACCAGACAACCTCGCGGTGGTCCCAGCTGCGGTCATCGTGCCAGGCGACGACACCATCAGCTACGGCGCAGCGAATCGCCAAGTCGTGCTGACGCTGAACGTGGTCATCTACATTCAGCCGCAGGCTGACCTTGGCCGCAAGTACGCCGACCTGATGGTCTGGCGCACGTGGCTCAGGGACTCGCTCATTGACGGCGTGACGCTGAACAACACCGACGCCGTGGCGCAGGCAAGCGTGACCTCCACGAACATCGGCACCGACACGTGGGGTGACCAAGACTTCCTGACCATCTCTGCGACGGTCGAGGTGTCATCCGTGGAGGCGATCAGTGCCAGCGCATAAGCCTCTGACCTACCCGATCATCAGCCACATTGACGTGTGCTACATCCCTGGCTCGCTTCCACAAGGCGAGTTCGTGGGAGGTTTGCCTGTTGATGGGTCTACAATCAGCGCACCAGCCGTCCTCGCGGAAGCGTGGATTGCCGCAGGAATCGCTCAACGAGTAAGTGCCGCACCAGCGGCTGAAGACGACAAGGAGAACGAATAATGCCAGCCGCATCCGCAGGCAACGTCCTGTTCAGCAAACTCGTCGCCTTCAAGGAAGCGACGCCTGGAACCATCCCAACGCTGACTTCTGGCGGCCGCAAGCTGCTCGTCACGCCAACTGGCGTCATCTCCGAAGGCACGACGATTGAACTCGGAACCGAGCGATCCGTTGCACTTCGCAACCCGCTCATCGGCTCCACCGGCACAATCGTTTCTGTTGAGCCAACACTCAGCGCCACCGTTCCTGCGGTCAGCGTCGGTGAACTTCCGCTCTGGCTCTCAATGACACGAACCGACGCACCTTCAGGCACCGCTGCGCCATACGAGTGGGACTACGACTACTCAATGACGGCGGCGAACTCGCCAACCTCCTACTCGCTCGTGGCAACCGATGGTCAGCAGCAGTACGTTGCAAACTACTGCCTCGCTGAGTCAATCACGATTGCGGCAGACCGCAACGGACTGACGAACCTGAGCGCCTCACTCTTCGCGCAGCAGATTGCCAAGAACAGCGCGACGCTTGCGGATGGCACGCCAACATCGCCGTTTATGTCAGGACGCCTCTGGAACGCCTTCCAGCACGGCAGCACCTTCCCAGGCACCGCTGACGGCACGGCATACGAATACCTGCTCGACTTCTCACTGGAGTTCAACGCAGGCATCACGCGCCAGGCGTACCTTGCAGGCACGTCCGTGTTCAGCACGCACAGCGAGAGCAACCCATTCAGCGGCACGCTGACGATGACGGTCTCCTCGACCGCTTCGGCAGTGAGCACGTGGTACGACGCATACAAGGCGGCAACACCGAAGGGCGTGCGCCTGAGCTGGAGCAACGGCACCTACAGCGCGCACATTATGGCGATGATCGTCCCAACCGAAGTGCAGCAGATGGCTGGCGCTGAAGATGGGCTGACCACGATGGCCGTGACTGGCACGCTGGTCTACGACACGGTGAGCGCGAAGAGCCTTCGCATCCTTGTGAACAGCGACTTGGCGGCGCTTCCGTAAGTTCAACCTAGTAGCAGAGAAGGAGGAGGCTAGATGAGCCAGAGCAAGCCACAGTTCCGCACCGTAGAGATCACCCTGTCCGCGCCGTTTGACGGCTGGACAGCCACGATGAAGGCAGAGGGCGTCCCTGCTCGCGTCTTCATCGAGCTGCAGAGCGGGAGCGCCGAGCGCGCACTGAACGCACTGCAGAAACTTGTGATCAAGCACAACTTCTTGACCGAAGATGGCGAGCCGGCGACAGAGGTGCTTGATGCACCAATGGACGCGCTGAGCGATGCGATCACCAAGTGGAGCGACGCGGTAGCAGCACTCCCCCCTCGATAAGGCTCGACGCCCAGCGGCTGGCGGCGGGTCGGACAATCTCGCCGCATCCGCTGATCGCAGCGCACCTGATCGCCAAAGAGTTCCACATCCCACCACACGAGGTTCTGGAGTGGGAGGCGGAGGACTTCGCTCGTACACTTGCGCTGATGTCCGACCTTCAGCCAAAGGAGAAGAATGGCCGCTAACTCGCTTGACCGACTGACGATCTCCTTCAACGTGGACTCGAACTACAAGGCATTGCAGCTCGGATTCCTTGAAGGCGCGAACCCTGGCGCCTACAAGCGCCTCCTGAGCATTGCGACCCTGAACGCAGCTCGGACGATGGTGAAGCCGATGCGAGCCGAGGCTCCAGTCGGCAGAACCACAAAGTCGCCAGGACGCCTCCGCAAGTCGGTCACTGCACGCCGCGCTCGCTTCGGCACACCGGCTGCGGTTGTCGGTCCGAGGGCTGGACGCAGCCGAGATGGTGGAAGTGGTGGAGCGTGGTATCGCTGGTTTGTGACCTCTGGGATCAGCGGCGTGCGTCAGACCAAGAACGGCGCGAAGGCAGTCAAGGCTGTTCCAGCCAATCCGTTCGTGACGCGAGTCTCCAAGAACGCAGCGCACCAGAAGACTGCGATGGAAGCGATGGCGAAGACGGTAGAATCATTCTTCAACAACGATGCATTCCGCAGGACGATCCTGAAGTTCAAGCGAGGTAGATAAATGGCATTCGGGTCTGACCGCTCAGCGAACTTTGTAATCGCGGCGAAGGACGCCGCGACTAAGCCGATGGGCAACATCGGCAAGGCAATGGGCAGGCTGAGAGGCGTCGCTGGCACTGCGTTCAAGGCTATTGGCGCAGCTGCGATTGCAGCCGGTGCAGCACTGGTCGCCTTCGCAGCCAATGCGGTGATGGCCGCAGCGGAGGATGAGAAAGCCACCATTAGGCTGAACGCTGCACTCAAGGCACGTGGGTTTGAGATGGACAAACTCAGCCCGAAGGTTGATGAGCAGATCAAGGCGATGCAGCGTCTCGGATTCACCGACGATCAGGTTCGTGATGGGCTAGAGATCGGGTCACGATTCTTCAAGAATCAAGAGAACCTGCTGCGTGCAAATGCCACTGCCGCCAACATTGCGGCAGCAACCGGCAAAGATCTCAGCACCGTGATGCTTGCACTTGGACGTGGAGCAGCGGGTAGCACACGCGGTCTGATGCAACTCGGCATCGAGGTAGAGAAGGGCGCAAAGCTCAAGGACATCCTGCGCGCCGCCGATGAGAAGTATCTTGGCGTTGCAGAGGAAGTTGCCAACAGCACGAGCGGCAAGTTCGCTGCCGCGCAGATTCGCTTCAACGAAGCCATTGAGACCTTCGGTGCGAAGTTGCTGCCAGTCGTGAACGAGGCGCTCGCCTTCCTGACTGAGACAGCCTTACCTGCCTTTGAGGACTTGATGGAAGACCTCGGACCGCTCATCAACGGATTGCTGGACGAGTTTGTGCGTCCTCTGGTGGACTCATTCGCACAGCTCTTTGCAATCTTTGACACTGGAGAAGGCTCAATCAGCGCGCTAGAGATCGCGCTATTCCCACTCAAGGCGCTGCTCTTCTCAATCAAGTTGATCATTGACGCAATCGTCGCAGGCTTGAAGTTCATCGGCATCGGTCAGCCTAAGCGCCTCCAAGCGCTGGACACGGCTGCTGCTGACGCAGGATACGGCGGTCAGTCCTTTGTCAATCCAATGAACCGTGGCGGCGGCACGCCAATGAGCGTGACTAGCAACACAAACCTCTACCTGGATGGGCGAGTGATCGCCAAGACGACGAACACCGTGCTCGGTTCACAAACCAACGCAGCCACTGGCTCACGCACTAGCGGGCGCTGACGATGGCGACCGCGCCGTTCAGTTTCTTCGTTGATCTTCCGCAAGTAGCCACGGCGGTCCGCGTCTCCTCAACGGTGACGGTGACAACCTCCTCCGCACACGGACTCGCATCGGGAGCCTACGTGCAAATGGAGGGCGCAGCGGGAGCCGCTGGGACCTCAATGAACACGGTCGCTCAGGTCACCGTGACAAGCGGAACGGCGTTCACCTTCTCAGCCGCTGGCTCTGCCGGCACTGCAACCGTCGGTTCTGCCTGCGTATCACAGGACCTGCTCAACCCGCTGATCAACTACGCGCAAGGAACTGCGCGCGAGGCGGCTCTCTATGTGGACCCAGAGTCAATGCAGATGAGCGCCGCAGGAGACGGAGAGACCTCCTCGATGAGCCTCACGGTAATGCAGGACGACACGCCGAGCGATGGGCCGTGGTTCACGCTGATCCCAGACCAGGCGCGGATCAGGCTCTACAAAGTTGCCACAGGTTCAGCGCCGACCGACGACGACCTTTACTTCATCGGCGTCATCTCTGGCATTGCGGCAAGGATCAACGGCTCAGGTCAAGGAACGATTGCCGACGTCTCAATCGAGGAGGTCAATAGCATCCTTGACAAACTCGTGGTCTTTGGTCAGCCAGTGCAGGCGCGAGAGCCAGAAGGCGAGGGCGGCTTTGACCGCGTGAGCAATACGACAACGGTCACCACCAGCACCGACCACGGCTATGCAGTCGGGCAGCAGGTCAAGATTGCCAGCGTCATCGGTGGCGCTGGCACCTCTTTCAACGGAACCTTCACCATCAACGGCACGCCTGCCGATGACCAGTTCACCTACGCCAACTCAGGCAGCAATGCTGAGGGTGACAACTGGCGAACCATCACCTCGATTGCGCTGAAGTCAAAGAGCAAGCAGTTGGTGCAAATCCAAATCACGAGCGGCGCAAATCACGGACTGAGCAGCGGAGACACTGTTGAGATTCGCGGCGTCAGCGCATCCAGCGCGAAAGCAGAGAATCAAATCAACACGATTTTCACCGGCTCAAGCGTGACCAAGATTAGCGCCACCGTTCTTCAGGTCAAATTGAGCAGCTCGCTGAACTTCACACAAACTTTCAGCGGCGGTGAGATTCGCGGAATCGCCACCATCACCCCGATTGGCGGGACTCAGGCACAGACCGTCATTCCAATCACAGGCGGCGAGGACGAGGGAGATGCCGTCCGCAAGGTGCTGAGCATCGTCGGAACCTACAAGAAGAAGTCGCCAGCGGTGCAGCGTCTGCTCGCAACTAGCACGACTACGCAGATTGTCTCCTCGGTTGATGCCGCGTCCGACACTGGCGTGGCGATCCCAGTTGGAACACTGCGCTCAGTGCTTGACGCGATTGTGGAGGTCTACGGCGGACAGGACTCAAAGGAACGCCGCTACTACATCGACTTGAATCGCAGGCTGAACTATCGCCTCGTGGATGCGACGGCCATCCCGACCTACGCGACTGCTCCGTACAAAATCATCACAAGCGGAACGGCAGACCCAGACACGACCACCGCAGCTGCAACGATCTTCCCCTACAGCCTGAGCCTCAACTACGACCACCAAACCACCAAGCAAGCGCTGTTCCAGATCAGCGCGCAGAGCGGGGCTGGCGTCAAGAAGGTGGTGAACTACACAAGCGCAGGGTTCACCGAGCGCAAGAACGCGCCGATCTTTGACGACGTGGTGGATTACCCGACCGCAGCCAAGAGCGTGGACAATCAGGTGCAGCGAGCTGCGAAGTCCTACTTCCTTGAGCGGCACAAGCCGCTGCTCACAGGCACCCTCACTCTGCGCGGCGCGGGAGACGTGGCGCACAATGCCGACGGATTCTCGGCTGGCTACTACCAGACCGGCGCCTCAACCTTTGCCTTGCAGAAGCGGTGGGAGCCTGGTCAGTTCGTGAGCATCGTCGCTCCTGAACTTGGACTCAACGGCCTGTATCGCGTTGAGCAGGTGGACTGGAGCCTTGAGCCTCGGTCATTCTTCCAAGTCATTACAATCACCTTCAACCGAAGGAACCCGAACAATCTTGTGAACACAGTCAAGCGCGGAGGCAAGTAGATGGCACGCATCGGATCAGACAGCGGACTTGTCGGCAACAACTCAGGTGGAGTCTTTGACGATAGTGGCAACCCCATCGTCACCGCAGACACGGAGTTTGGCGCTTCGCCGCTCGGCATTGCGGCGCGCTCGCAGGCGCTCTACTTCCTGCCGAATCCATCGTTCAACATCCTGCCGCCAGACCCTTCGTCGCCAATCGTAGACAACGCCAACGCGCTGCCGTACTGGAGCGTGGAGGACTTGAGCGAAGGCAGAATCGTTGCGACCACAGTCTTTGACGAAACGGCACAGACCTGGGCGCTTGAGATTGACCCTACTGCTGGCTCAGCAACCGACTCCATTGCCGTCAAGACACGCTCCTACCTGCTCAACGACTCCAACTTTGACCTGCGCCAGAAGGCGCTGGCGAGTCTTGAGAAGGTGAACGCATACGCTGGCACGACTCAATGGGCGCTGACGCTCAGCGCGGAATACTTTGACGCGACTAATACCAGCCTGAGTGCCTTCACAATCGGCACGGCGGCTGACAATGCCACCTGGACTTCACTCAGCGGATTCACCACGAGCGGCACGGCCATCGTGAACGCAGCGGCGCAGTATGTGGACTTGACCTTCACGCTGACTACAACCGCAGCCGTCACAAGCACGGTGAAGGTTCACATCAACAGCATCCTGCTGCAAACTTCAACCGCTGGCGGCGCTGGCGGTGGATTCTATGTTGTTGAGAAGTTTACGAGCAGTACAACTTGGAATGTTCCGAGCGGGGTCACCGTTGTTGATGTAATGGCGCAAGGCGGCGGCGGCGGTGGTGGTGGTGGGTTCAGAAGCAAGCAAACTGCCTCAAGTTGGCGTGCCGCATCTGGCGCTGGCGGCGGCGGCGGGGCGTTTGTTTGGCATCAAGGAGTAGACATCACTGGTGCTTCCTCAATCACAATCGGAATCGGAGCAGGAGGGACGGGCGGAACTGCTGGCGGAGGGTCATCACAAGGAACTGCAATTGGCGGAGATGGAAGCGCAGGAGGCAACTCATCATTTGGAACTTATGTTGTTGCTGGCGGCGGCGGCGGCGGGGTCGGCGGAGTCGGCACCAATGTAAGCAGTGCAGGAGGGGCTGGCGGAGCAGTCACCGTGCCTTCCTATAACTTTCTGCAGTCATCATTTAATGGCGGTGCTGGCGGGCGCACGACTCAATACAGCGGCGCAGCAACGGCAACCGTCACGGTGTCAAATCAACCTGGATTTGATGGCGGACTTTCAGGAGTCATCACCCTGCCATACTATGGGGCAACCAACTACGCAGCAGGACAGGCTGGTGGGTCTGCGACATCGGGCGGAGGAGCCACTAAAGGCAATGGCGGCGCTGGCGGTGTGGCGGGCGCTGGCGGCGGCGGCGGGGCTGGACAGACAGGGGGGAGCAATCTGAGCGGCGCAGGCACAATTGAAGGTGCAAGGGCGGGCGGGGTTGGCGGCGGCGGCGGCGGAGGCGGTGTTGTCTATGGCTCCAATCAACTTTTTATGATTGCAGGAAACGGGGGCAACGCTGGCGCGAATACTGGTGGCGGTGGCGGCGGCGGTGGGGTTGCCGTTGATGTGGTTTCTGCTGGTACCGCTGTGGTGCAGGCTGGAACTGGTGGCGATGGAGCATCTGGATGCTTTGTTTTGATTGCATACATTGCGTAGGAATAAACAAATGAAGTATGCCTTTGTGAATAATGGTGGCGCGGTTGTGCAAATGATTGTTGGCACGCTGAACCCAGCGCAGCAAGCGCAGTTCCTTCGCGACTACGCCACTCTGTTTGGCGCGGTTGCCATCATTGAAGTGGAGCAAGGCACAAGCGTGTGGATTGGCGGCACCTATACTGACGGCGTATTCGCACCACCGCCACAGCCAGAACCTTTGCCTGAAATTGTAGAAGGCGAGTCCGAGGTTCTGCCTGAGCCTGAAGCCACGGAGCCACCTGATGACTCGATCCCAGGTTGACGCGATCATTGACCGGCTGGACGCGCAGTCCGCGAAGATTGACTCGCTCAAGGCAGAGATTGACCAGATGAAGGGCGGCCTTGCCGTTCTCAAGGGGCTTGGCGCCCTACTCGGCGTAGGAGGAATCGGCACGCTTCTGGCGTGGTTGCAAAGCCAGTCAGGTAAGTGATCCGCGTCGCGTTCCTGTTCGCGCTTGTCTGCGCGCTCAACCTCGCGCCAGTTGCCTACGCGCTCGACTCGTTTGACGAGTGGGATCAGACCACTGATTCCAACGGCACCGTCACGATCAACGAAGACGGCACGCTGACGATTGCCGGCGCGAACGACCCGCTGCCAGAGCAGCCGCGTTGGGATGCATCCACGAGCGCAACCACAACTGCAATAGAAGCTGAGATCGCTGGCTTCTTCTGGACGTATTGGACGACCGACGGTGCGTTCTTTGACAAGCCGCAATACCTGAGCGGCGCAGAGTGGATCACTCTTGTCGAGGGGAATGCAATGCAAGCGAGTGGCTACCTTGAGGTCGTGCTCGCGGCTGGCGATCTGTTCGGCTTCCGCATCTTGTCCACCGACTCGTGCTGCGGCACCGGCTATCTAAACATCGCTGCAGGCAGCCCTACGCCTGAACCTACGCCTACGCCGACCCCAGAGCCGACTCCTGAGCCGACCCCTACCCAGACACCAGAAGAGCCATCACCAAGCCCTAGCGTGGCTCCTACCCCTACGCCAGAGCCTTCTGTAGAGCCTACGCCGACGCCTACGCCTACGCCTGAACCTACGCCAACCCCTACGCCAGAACCAACGCCGCAGCCCACACCTCAGCCAACACCAGAACCCACACCCGAACCAACCCCATCACCAACGGAGGAGCCAAGTCCAGAGGTGACCAATGAACCGACCCCAACGCCAGAGCCAACGCCTGCACCAACAGAAGTTGCGCCATCTCCTTCCGTATCTCCTGATCCCACTCCTGTTCCTACTCCTGAGCCAACACAGCCCGCTCTGCCAGATGTAGGCGAGGCGGTCGAGGCAGTCGGCGAGGTGTTCGCCAACATCGCGGCCATCACCGAGATCGGCAAAGACCTTGACCCGATTGAGAAGGAAGAAGCGCAGCCGGTTGCCGTCGCAATCATTGCCAGCCAAGTTGCAAGTGTGGCTGCCGCAGCGTCAAATGCCGCACGAGCGGCTGCTAACATTGGCGGCGGCGGACCAGCGGGAGGCAATGGAAATACGCCGAGCCGAAAGGGTGGTCGCCGTGCTTAGGAACATCATCAACGATCTGGTCGGAGGCTCGTGGACGATCCTCGGTCTGCTCTTCGCAGTTGTCGTACTGCCAGAGGGTCAGACGCAGAGCACAATGGCAACGCTGTTCGCCTTGATGACAATCATCTGGGTGGCGACAGGATACTGGAGGTGGAAAGAATGACAACCGAAGATCACATCAAGGAACTCAAGGAGCAGGGCTGGACGCGGATTGACACCGCGCCTGACGAGTGGGTGGCGCTCGTCCCGAACGAAGATGCAAGCGCCTACGGCGGCACGCTCTGGAAGCGTGGCGACAATGGCAACGACTACTCAGAGGGCTGCACGTGCGGTCATCCGATCAGCGCGGCACTCGACTTCCAGAAGGCTGGTCTTGCACTTGCCGCGCACATCAAGGAAGAGATCGGCGAATGAAGTACCAGATCAAGTCGCAACTCTATTCAGACGCAGAGGCGCAGAAGAAGGTCGGCGCGATCCTTGACGACTGCGGGCCATCCAGCGCAGCTGCGGCTGCGGCCTTCGTCAACGGCTACTCGCCAGACTTCAGCGCAGCCGACGGCGTAGCGGCGAAGGAGCGCGCCACTGGCTTCAAGGAGAAGCAGGGCGTCAGCGACAACGGCTCTTCGCTCAGCGAACTTATGAAGACCGTCAGGGAACTGGGCTGCAAGGCAAAGCCTGCGGACACGTTCGCCGAGGCAATAGAAGCTGCGAAGGCTGGCGCCGCACTCATCGTCTGGGTGCAGGCACCAATCGGCTACCCAAAGCAGGCGCTCTCAAAGTGGCACCGCAACTGGGCATCCTACTGGCAGAAGAAGGACCCGAAGGTGATCGCCGCAGGCTATGGCCATATGACCTCCGCAGGCTACGACGCCGAGGCGAAGACGCTGGTCTTTGCCGACCCAACGTTTGATGAGCGTAATCCGAAAGAGAAGTTTGCCGTGCCGGTCACGGAGGCAGAACTCAAGGCGATCGCTTCAGGCAAGCCAGGCTCGCCTGCATCACACATCGTCATTGTGACGAAGAAATGAAAGGGAAAGAAATGAGCAAGTTCCAGAAGGTTCTAGACGGAAGCAAACTCGATGAGATGGTGCTGGACGCAGTTCGCACGTTCCTGACCGTCTCCATCTCGGTGGCACTCGGTCTTGGCATCCCGCTCCTTGACATCACTGGCGGCGACTTCCGCACCGTGTTGTCAGCAGGGCTGGCGTCAGGCTTGGCGGTCATCGTCAAGGCGCTTGACCCAAGCCAGACGGACTACGGAATCAACGGAAAGAAGTAAGTCTTGACAACGGCGTGAGCCGTCGTCAGGATCGCTTC